GCTGGATGGTATATGCACTTTAAATAAGGGGATCATACTAATTTCACATCCTCTTTCATTATCGTTGCTATGGCTAATATCGTTTCGCCTTCATATGCAAAATATGACGGATAAAGAAACGGCCTAGCGGCTAACCTACTCGTACCAAACTCATTGTAGGGTAAATAAAAAACATTGCTTCCTACTACATAAAGCAATCCCACCGGACCATCTGGACGCTTAATGCCATCCCCAGGCAAGGCCTTTGGTCCAGTCTTGCCTTCATTTAAAAAACTCCCAGCCCAATTTGTCGAAATAGATGAGGCCCCTCTACCAGTATCCCATACTCCTTTCATTGACATTGTTTGCTTAGTAAGCGTTTCAATCTTAAACGCCTGCTTCTTTAGTCTATCTTTCACAGCCTGGGTTTTGATAAGCTGGTACTTCTTGAGGTTGGCTATCGCTTCGGGTATTCCGTGGACTATCTTCTCGGCCATTAAATCGCCCTCGCTATCTCCACACATGCAAGCTTCATAAATCGCCCCTTCTCACGCCAGGGTAAGACTAGCTTTATCTCAAATGCTCGGCTGCCATAATGGACTCGCTGGCCTTCCTTCACGCCCGATAAGGCTTCTAAATACCAATAGCCCTCAGCAAATACATTCTTTTTGTCATAGGCTATAATCTGCTCACCCTTTTGAATCAAAACGTATGCAGCCTTTATCTGCTTATAGATGACATTCCAGGTCGAAGGCAATGTACCCCCCATACCATCCGAGGCTCCAGCAGTCTCAGCCTTAATGCTTATTGTTTTATCTAATTGACCTGCAAAACTCATCTTCTTGCTTTAATCATTGATATTGGATTTATACCCCAGCTTCCATCCTTCGATGGATGCAATGGAGCCTTCTCACAGACTAGCCTAATCTTGCGTCTTATCTTTTTCTTAAATGCAGAATCGCTATAAGCAATCTCTACGTAAGCATCCTTCGCAACTTCACTGACATCAATCATCTCCAGCAATTTCACGTCTAGAAGCTTATGTCTAAACCTTGCTAGTAGTACCTTTTCCAGATCGCAATGCTCATTGAGCTTTTTCCAGCTTAGCTGGCAATACCTGAGCATCATCTTCCAGTTCCGCTTATCCCATGCATCAAAGAATTTCGCCATAACCCACTCGGGGCTTTGCTCGGGATAGTCTTGACTTTTAATCATTTTTCTTATAAAATATTATTGTTCATAAGATGAGCAAAAGACCATCTTGTAAAACCTGCGCAAAGCAATCCTGGTGTAGAGGTATTCCATTAAAAGATAAGTTTTCTTGGTTGCTTCTTCCTTTTTGTAAGCCACGTTATAAAATTCCAAAAGATTGGTATTCTCCTCTTCTTCCCTATGCTCCCCCAGAAAAATATAAAATGAAATTTTGGGAATTACATAAAGAAAGCAATAAAACAGGAATGATACAATCTGATAAATGGGTAAAGCAGTTGCTTGATATTTATTGTCCCCTCTATAAGAGGAAACAATGGATGTTTTATTTTGATTTCTCTGCCATTCAGACATTGCTTTATCCTTCACTCCAGAAAAAATCTGTTACACTTGTTAATAAAAAATCTTTTTTAGTGTAACAGATTTTCATCAAATTCCTTTCTTATAGACAATAAACGGCTTTACTTTACCATGTCCACAACATGCATTTATTACTCCTGGAATTACACCTAAGCAGGCATCGTATCCTTTTTTTGTGGCTGGCTCTCCACATCGCTTACATACTCGATTATCATCGAAAGGTTTGCCATTATCTACATAGAACCATTTTTCTTTTTTTTCATTCCACGCAATTTCCCATCCACGAGGATACGAATACACCAAATTAAAACTCCCTTTTTCTAACTAAAATCGGCATCGGTAAAATCATAGCCCTTTTTATCCTTCCAAACTAAATTTCCATAAAATTCTTCTGCTTCATGTTCTCTTGAATTTTGTTTGCTTTTTATAAATTCAATAAAATCCCTTATTAGAATCTGTTCACCATGCTCAGAGTAAATAAAGCCTCCTTTTTCAAGGCGTTTAATCCAATCCTTAAAACTCTCAATACCTTCATCTGAATATCCACGAAAAAGAAATTTCCACCCCTTTGAAGATTTACCAAGATGCTTTTCGTTATACCGCCCACACTCAGGACACATATTGATTCGATAATAATAATTAACTCCCATCCTAAAACTCCCTCTTCCTAAATAATTGTAATGTAGCCAGTAAATCCTCGGGTAAAGCATCTTTTAAATCCTGAAGTGTATAGCTGTAATCAGCCCCCTCTCCGAACGTCTCGCTCTTTAATCCCGAGTCACGTTTAGACTTATCGTATTTAAACTTTACAAGCTCTATGCAAGCTTGCTCTAAAACATAGGGAATCGTTGTGTAGCCTGCTGTATAATTCACAAAAAATTCATATCCAGACGTAAATACCCCAGGCACTTCTAGAATCCCCACATTCCTAGCCTCTGTAGGTTTTAGAAGCATATAGTCATTTATATCCTCGTCAACCGCCTCGCAATAAGCAGAGGTCGTTGCATCCACAAACATAGCCGGTCTAACTAATAGCTCGGAGGCATCTCTAGAAGCCGTATCTGTAGCAAGGGTAGTACATACCCAACCTTTACCAAGAGCGTGAATAGCCGCTATGAGTAAATCTATTGTTGCATAACTGGCAAGCGTCAAAGCATTGTCGCTTGCATTCGTCCCGCCATTTACAATAAGCCTGATTGTCGTTGACGTAATTTCAACCGTACAAAAGTTAGCATCTGTAGATGTGTTGACTATCGAGAATGAATCAGCCCGTCCCTCCGATAGCCTGCTTACTCTGGTTACCGGATACTGCTCTAGTATCAGCTTATCATATCCGGTGCCGCAATATATCTCTCTCGTATAGCTTGCAGACTTGAGAAGCCTTCCGCAATACCGGTTTATTAAATCCGAGGCACGGTTAATAAGCTCGGTTAAAAAGTAGTCATCGGATATCTTGAGGATAATTTCATTAGCAGCACCCAGGCAACTCAATGCACCGGTAACGATCAGATCGGTAGATGGAGCAGATCCGTTATATATCGCCCCCGACTTCCAACCAGTTAAAACATTTATAGCAATTATCAGTTCTGCTATCGTATCTTTATTAGCATCGGCAAAGGTCAGCGTGTTAGTACCCGCTGAGCCTCCGCCTGTTATTATCAAAATTATAGTTGTATCGGTCACCTCGACTGTAGCAGCCGTAGCACCTGCAGCATTGCAGAAAATCCAGATGCCGTCCTTCTGTAAATTCTCTCCTAAGTAGGATTTAATCTCTGCCAATGTGGTTAGATTGATTGCCGTATCTAAACTCATTTTCTCACCTAATATTCCTTATAGACCGCATGTCCTTCTTTAACTAAAATGTTGTTAATCGAATCTTCAGAATCTTCCAGCCATATCGTTGCTACGCACCGCCCGTATTTATCCCAGGCGTTACTCTGTAATTTAATAACCTTGCCTTCTATCAACTCTCTATGCCTCTCTTTAGCTTCAAGTCCCTTCTGTTTTTCGGTTTTATTAACAGTCCTTGATTCATAAGCATCTATGCCGTAGAGCCGAATGCGTATTTCGAGAAATACCTTAAAACCCAAATCAACAATAGCATCACAGGTATCCCCATCAACAACCCTGTCGACTGTGGCACGGTAAAAATAGATATCCATAATTTTTATATTATTAATTCCTTCGCCCTCTCTGCACCCTCAACCATCTTGTGCTTTGGAGGGCCAGTTATGACTTTTGCATAGCCAATTTCAATTACCACGGCAGCAAACTGGGGGCGTCCATTTCGCCTAAACCTGTCGCCCTTCTTCCAGCAACAACTATAGTCTTTTATAAATTCTATTTCTTCATCTTTCATCATTGCTTTCGCTTTCCTCATTAGGTATATTAATCTCCTGAAATGATTTAGCTATATCCGAGATGAAGCTTACGTCTATATCCAGATCAACGACTATCTTTGTGCCACATGTAGGACAGGTTATCTGCGTATCCCTTAGCTCAATCGTCCTAGGGAACCTCTGTGGGCTATCCTCTTTTTCCTCTGCCATAATTTTCCTTTCAGGAAAGTCTGGGAGGAGGCTTTTCACCCCCTCCCAAATCTTTACAATCACTTCACATTAAGAAGGAAGACTACTTTGTTTATAGCGAGCCCTCATTCTCAACAGCAACACCCCTACAACGAAATTAGCAGTAGCAGTTTCAGTAATCAGAATACCAACCCTGTCATACCCAGATGCGACCGTTAAGTCAGCACCCCGAGCATAAAGAGTGGCATCAACAGCATTGGCAGTAATAACAGTAGCAGCAGTTCCAAGATTAGCCTGCGTTCCAGCAGCACCTATCCTCTGCCTCATCTGACAGGTCAGCGAAGCAGACCCCGTCCGAGCCCCGGTAAATACCAGGAACTGGGCAAGGTCATAATTTGCCAGGCTGAAATATGTAGGTGTGTTTGCGCTATTGCTAAGAGTCGCTTGATTCATCGCCACATCTGTCTTAATGTGTTCAGTGGGATCATGTACGTTTCCCATTTTTTATCCTCCGTTTTAACTTGTCGTGGTCAATACAATATATGGACTCAGAGTATTAGCTCCCCTGTATGGCGTAATCGTATTCGTCAACAGGGGTTGACCATCTACCCTGAGTACCACCTTCCAAAACGTCTCATCAGTCGTAAAGCCGTAGCTTCCCGGAACGTGACGAGACGCCGCTATCCTCATCTCCCTGTCGGCTATCACATAGTGACCGTGACTAAAATCGCATAGAGCGATATCGCCTTGCGTCCCTAAAGCCTGACATTTCTCGGTGGGGATAAACGGTATTCCAAAGAGCATCCGGTTGCTTAAATCAAGCACTGTTGCCTGATTAGCCGCCGGAGCCGTAGCCTCAAAAAGCTCATCTAAGGCGTCTGGATTTAACAGCCATACCGCACTATCCCAGCTTCGAGGCAATAGCCTCTCTGCCATATGCGCGATATCTGTCCAGTCCATAAACCCGATGGCTCCCCGAGTTACAGCGATAAGCGAACCGTTAGCGGCATTAAGAGCACCCAGAGGCACCCCTGCGCCGTTTCCCCATAAGAAATAATCGTCCTCCACGAACGCTATGGCCTGACCAAAAGCGAGCTTAAAGAAATCTCCGAAAGCTGAATAATCATCCTCTAGTTCATTCGATACCCAGCAACTCCCCACAAGCTTATGTGGAGAAAGCTCAATCTGCCCTACGGCTGGCTTAGAGATAGCAGCGGTTTTATCCGCAAGCTCAGCTTGCCAGAGGAATGTAATCCCCCCGAAAATACTAGAGCTTCTATTGCTATCTACCAGCCGTTTCACCTTCAACGAATCGCTTGACGACTTGAGTACTGTAGCCCGACTTCGGACTATCGAATTTTCTAATGCAGCATGGAGTATTTCTTCAGAATACTGCTCGGGCACTAATGCCCCACCTTGAGAATCCTCACCCTCAACCATGTGGCCAGCAGTCTTTTCGATGATTAACCGACTGTCCGGTGTCCCCTCTCTGTCATAGGCCATACGCACCTTGACAAGAAATTCACCTAATGACTTGAATCCACCTGTCTTGTCTTTATATTTCATCTTCTATCCTTAGCTTGTGGTAGCAGCCAATACGACAAAAGGAGACTGGGTTGTTACAGGAGCACCCGCATTTCTGGGAGTGATAGGACTCTGCGGCCAGCATTGACCAGCAACCCTAAGCACAAACCTCCAGCAATCCTCATCCGTGGTGAATGCCACATGAGATGAGAAATCGATGGTTATCGGCTGTCTGTCAAAAATCAGGTAATACCTGAAGTCGAAGTAGCCGATGTCACCCTGCGCACCAAGAGCCGGCATTTTCTCGCTGATAAGCACCGGTCTGCCCAGAATCCTCATGGGAAGACCCTTAGCGGCTCCGCCACTTGCATCGATCCAGATCAGATTCTTCCCACTTGCAGCGGCAGCATTGCCAGTACCTAACTCGATAAGCTCAGGAAGCACTCCAGGATTAATCACCCAGAACGCATAGGGATGAGACGGTCCTAACATACAGGCATACATCTCAGCTATGTCTTCAAGGTACACCGTGCCAACCGTATTTCTAAACACGGTCTTTAAAGCTCCGCAACTCAGGATACCCATAGGTTGTCCTGCGCCAGTCCCATTGATAAAAGCATCGTCCTCGAAGTAGCCCCACGCAGACCCAAACATCCTCTGAATCAGCGGCACTAATGCGATAGCTGAGTCATCCCGAAGCTCGTGGCTGATGTAGGTAATACCGGCCAGTTTATGAGGAGTAAGCTCCATTTGCCCAAAGGCGGGCTTAGTAGCCTGTTTTGTCCCCTTTTCAGCCGTCCAGTATGCCTGAACTCCACCATATACGGTTGTAGCATGGGTTGTATCGACCACAACCGGAATCTTCACCGAGTCGGTTTTGATCGGAGGGATGACCGTAGCACCGTTAGGCCTTACGATTGAATTTTCAAGAGCTATCATCTGGAGGTCATTTTTATATGCCTCATTCACAAGGAATCCGCCCTGCGAGTCTTCACCCTCAACCATGTGACCAGCCGTCTTAACAACATTCCCTAAACGATTTACATATCGAAGCCTGGAATCAAACTTACCCTTCTCCCTGAACTCGATTATTGATGTAAGAAATTCACCGGCATCTTTGAAGTTTTTATTGACTTCATCCTGCGCTTTCTCTAAATCTTTATCGGGTTTCAGCTTAGCAAGCACCTCTTTAACCTGGTCGCTCAGGTCAACCTTCATCCCCTCAGACAGCTCCTCGATCTTATCCTGAACAGATTTCTTGGCGAACTCTTCAATTGCATTCTTGGTGGTATCTTCAACCAGACTCTTGATCTCGGTCTCCTTCATGGTTACTTTTTCAGTAACTTCTGTTTCCATTTCTAAAATCTCCGTTTCTACTGGCCTTGTATTTCAGCTTTCCTTCGGCTTGCTTTTTCCTAATGTCTCTACGGGGTTGGCATTTACTGACTGGCTGCTCGTTCCGTCAACCTCCATCAGCCTGCTTCGCCTGCTAACATCCCCAGAAAAGAAAAACCTACTCTCTTCTGAAGCCAGCAAGATTAACCAAAATAATTGGTTATTTAACCAACAATCTTGGTTAATCATCTATTCCACATAAATCCTTACTTGATTTCTTAGAGGCAGGAGGCGTACAATAAAAATGGCCTTCAAGCTGGTTGCTGTCTTTGCTACTCTCATTGGTACGGCCTTTTGAAGTGTTAGGGGGGGGGCTGCAACCTCCTCCCGCCTCTTCTATTTATTCTCTTTTCATCTGTGCATTAATCACAGAAAGATTCCTGTTCCACCAGACCCTAAACTTGTTATAATCGCACTTAAACTTGACAGCTAAATCATAGAGTGATAATTCACCCTTCATGTATTCCCTGCCTACCTTAACCGGATCAAGCTTCAATACCTCTGGGCTTTCCTCTAGCTGCGGAGGTGCATGTTGCTCTTTAAGCTTCTCTCTTATCGCATCCACTTTACCGGGATCTGATTTAAGCAGTCCCGTTATCACAGAAGCCCTTGCATTAACCCATTCGATAAGTCGCCTTTCGTTGACATTCATCTCATAGGCTGTTTTATCAATAGGCCAGCTTAAGTCGTTTCGAAAGTAATGCCACTTGACGGCATTCTCCAATGTCTCGATATGACTAAAATCGTTGTCCATAATTAGCCTCCCAAGCTTTTTATTCTCACGGATAATCCTCTGCCAGCGCATGGCGTCTCTGGATATCCGCTATGTGCAAACCCTGGTTAAATGCCACGCTAAACCTACAGGTGCATCCAGGACAGTCGATATGTTTTTCTGTCGGCTCATCCTGTATTTCAATTATCGCCTTCTTGCCACAAGAGGGACAAGAGATGGTTTGCCTTCCCACTATTCAACTCTCCCTAGCTTTTTCTTTATCCCCAGGTCGATAGCCTCGCTCATAGACTTATTTAAAAGCTCAACCACCTTGCCATTATTAAACAATTCCTCAATTGCTTTTGTTATCTGCCAGTTTATATCGACTTTTTTACTATCCATCTCCAGAATCGCCACCCTTTCGGAAGCTTCAACCTCTTCATCCTTCTCCTTCTCTGGGGGCTCGGTAGCATTCAGCAAGTCTTTCAATCCCGGGAGTGCGCTCTCAATAGCCTCTATGACCGACTTTATCAGCGTACGGTTTTTAGTGCTTAGTACCCGCCCTTCCTTGAGTTCAGCAATCTGGTCAGTTAACCTTTTGATCGAAAATCCTAACCCCGTATAATCTGCTGCGGCAATAAGTTTGTTTTCGTGTGCTGCAATTAATTGTCTCTCTAATAAATCATCTTTCTCTTTAATATCTAACTTATTCCGCGTTCTATCTGCTTCTTTAGTTATAATATTGCCCCCCGCCCATTTTAAACTTGCCCAAAACTCTTTGGCATTAGGCTTGCTTTCTCTTATCTCTTCGATCAACTCTCTTTGCTCTATTAGCTTATCTAAGCTTTTTGCGAGTGCTTCTCCAATATCAACTTCATCTTCCTCGGCGATCATCTTGGCAAACGTAACTAATTCCTTTAAGTGAGCACCAGAAAAACCATCAGTCTTTTCCACAATGCCTTTCAGTAATTCATCGTCAATTTCACCAGCCCAAGACTTAATCATCTCTCTTCGCTCTTTCTCTTTCGGTAACTCAAAATTGATAATGTGATGAAACCTTCCTGGTCTGTCTAAAAGAGCATCGGGAAGTTTCTCTGGATAATTAGAGGTTAATATAGTAAGTATCCCCTTGTTCTGCTTTATCCCATCCATCTCGGTCTTAACTAAATCTGTAACATATTCCATCTCACCCCTTAACCATGTATCAATATCCTCAAGAAATAGAACCGAAGGAGCTAAATCACGAGCCAAAGAGAATCCCATTGCCAGTGCTGAAAGAGGGCCAATCTTTCTAAAGTCTCGACTAGACACCCAGATAAAGGTTGTATCAAGCTCGTTCATCAAAACCCTGCCAGTCTTTGTTTTTCCAGTTCCTGGAGGACCAATAAATAACAATCCACGCCCCATGAGGTCTTTGCCTTTTTTCTCAAGGAGGTTGGCTGACTTCATTATCGAATCTTTATATCCGGCCTCAAGGATTAGGTTATCCCAATTATCGCC